CTAAGTGAAATGATGACTGAGATCTAAGCCACCAACCGGTAAGCGTCTGCTCACCAGGCTCGCGTGTGGTATCTAACTGGTTCTTACGGTACTGCGCTGTCTGCCTGCGATAAGGTGTAAGGTCATCGGTGAGTAGGAAGAAGGGTTGACCTGCAATAGAGACATCGTAGGCTACGCCAGTAGATTGATAGGTCTGATTGTTGATTGGATTGCCAATCGTGGTAACAATCGGTTCCGTAATATTTGACCCATATGCCATTACTGCTCCTTAAATGGTAATAACTTCGATTTTTGTATTAGGAATTATGCCGTCCAGCCGTTAGGCGATTTGAGTGCGTCCACTTAAAATAGTAGTACAATACCAGTAATACCAAACCTAAAGGAGAATCATATGAGTATATGGGATAACCCAGAATTTAATGGTACAAAGAAATACGTAAACTTTGATGTTCCAGGAGATTCAATATCTGGAACAGTAATTGGACTTGGAGTCCAAAATTGGAGCGATGGCACTGTTGCTCCAAGAATTGAACTTGCAACTGATGCTGGCGAACAAACTATTACTGCTGGTCAGATTAGATTAAAAATTGCATTAACAGAAAAAAGACCAGAAATAGGAGATTATCTTTCTATTACTCTTACCCAAATAGAAAACAGAGGAAATGGAAAAACTCTTAAACACTTTGATGTTGTTGTAAACAAACAATTTATTTCTTAAAAGCTATGAATAAAACTTTCTTTTTTATGGCTGGGCTTCCACGCTCAGGCAGTACCCTACTTTCAGCCATTCTTAATCAAAACCCTGACATCTATGTCACACCTTCGGCAGATACCAGTTTCTTAATGCTGTCATTATTTAAGACATCGCAGGCTTCAGAGTCTTATCATTCAGGCTTTGCACCTGAAGGCTATCGCAACATTATGGCAAGATTGCCTGAAGCGTTTTATGAACACATTGATAAGCCTTATATCATTGACAAAAACCGTAACTGGGGAACACCTGAAAATATAGAAGTAGCAGAACTCTTTGCTGAAAATGTAAGAATCATTGCACCTGTTAGACCAATTCTTGAAATTTTAACATCTTTTGTTAATTTGGCTGAAAAGAACCCTGACAACTTTATTGACAAGTTTGTGTGTGATTATCCTGTCAGCCAGTTCAGACCAAAGAACGACGCTCGGTGCGATGCAATGATGGCGGCAAATCACCATATCGAATCTAACATTTTATCAATAGCATCATCACTTGACCCACGCCATAAGGGTAAATTTCATTTTGTTGCTTACTCTGATTTAGTTTTTAAGCCTAAAAAAGTAATTGACGCTATTTATGAATTTCTTGAAATACCTAAATTTGAACATAAATTTGAAAACTTAAAATGGGATTTAATGCCAAATGAAGCAGAGGTGTATGGAATACCTGATCTGCACAAAGTTCGCCCCACAATAAATCAAAGCAAGACCAATACTTCTGTGTTGTCAAAGTATGTTAAACAAAAGTATGGTCACGCTTTAGACTTTATTTTTCCCAATGGGATTAAAAATTTTGTTTAGCCTTGAATTACTGCCAGAATTGCCTGTGATTTGCGCATTTCCAAAGTCTCTGTGCGAATTGATTTTACGCAATCGTCGGCGGTCCATAGGTCGGACAGTAATTTGACATCTGCCAAGTCCTCAATTTTGCCAATAGTTGCGTGCTTATCGGTTGCGCCTTTGTATTGAGCAAGGTGAGCAGGGTATTGTGTCGGAAGGTTTGCAAGCATTTGTGTGTATAAAGTGATGTTTGCTTGATACTGAGCAACCTCTGCAACTCGTGCTTCAAGCGGAGTTAGTTTTACTGTTAGCGGTTCTTGTGGTGCTGTTGTCATATTTTTTCCTTTGTTAGTTGTGAGTTAAATAAATGCAACGCTAAAACCAATACCAGCAGGTAAGGTTGCAGGGTTGGCGTACTTTGTACCAAAGCCTGCAGACCAAGGGTAGGTTGAAATAAATGGTGTGGCGTAGTGTGCGACGGCAATGGCAGTCCCTGCTGGGTTAAAGGCAACGCCATAACTATTACCAATAGGCAAGGTTGCAGGGTTTGCATACTTTGTGCCAAAACCAGCAGACCAAGGGTAGGTGGAAATAAACGGTGTGGTCACGTGTGCAACGGCGATAGCCGTACCTGCTGGGTTAAACGCTACGGTGCGACCAGTACCAGTAGGCAAAGTGGCAGGGTTGGCATACTTCGTACCGAAGCCTGCAGACCAAGGGTAGGTTGAAATTTTTGGTGTGGTTGCGTGTCCGACGGCAATTGCAGTACCTGCTGGGTTGAAGGCCACCCCGCTACCTTGACCAATAGGCAAGGTTACAGGGTTTGCATACTTAGTACCAAAACCAGCAGACCAAGGGTAGGTTGAAATAAATGGTGTGGTCGCGTGTGCAACGGCGATATCAGTCCCTGCTGGGTTGAAGGCCACCGCGCCACCTTGATCAGTAGGCAAGGTTGCAGGGTTTGCATACTTTGTACCAAACCCTGCAGACCAAGGGTAAGTGGAGATAAACGGTGTGGTGTAGTGTGCAACGGCGATAGCCGTACCTGCTGGGTTGAAGGCTACACCGCGACTATCAGTAGGCACGGTTGTAGGGTTTGCATACTTTGTGCCAAAACCAGCAGACCAAGGGTAGGTTGAAATAAATGGTGTGGTGTAGTGTGCGACGGCGATGGCAGTACCTGCTGGGTTAAACGCTACGGCGCGACCAGTATCAGGAGGCAGGGTTGCAGGGTTTGCATACTTAGTACCAAAACCAGCAGACCAAGGGTAGGTGGAAATAAACGGTGTGGTACGGTGTGTAACGGCGATTGCCGGCGCCAAGGCAACCCTAAACGCGCTTGCAATAATTCCAAGTATAGGCATTAGGCGATGTCTCCAATTACTAAAAATGTATTAGATGCTGTGCAAATAACTGTTGCTGCTGAGTATCGTGCTCGGCATTTAGGTGCTGTTGCAGTAGCTCCAGTTGAGTTAATTGTAACACCTGCTCCTTGAGCAAAGGTTACTTGACCCGCGCCAATTTGAGCAATGTTAATAGCATCATTAGCACTAAATACTGATGGAGGAATTGTTAAGGTAATAGCACTTGCATTATTTAATGTGACTAAATCATTTAAGTCACCAGCAACTAATGTATAAGTTGTTCCAGTTTGTGCATTGATTGCTAGAACTGAACTACTAGAGCCCGTAGGACCCGTAGGACCAGTAGGTCCCGTAGGACCTACGACTACACCAATTAAAGATATTGACATTATGCTATCTCCGATCCAAATGCGCTAAATGCGCAATCATCATTTGTGGAACTTACTGTTATTACATCTGTTGCTTCTAACGTTATACCGGAAGTATAGGTAAAAGTAACCTTTGGATCAAGAAACAAACCATTAACTAAGTATTGTTTTGCTTCTATTGCTGCTCCCGCCTTGCGAATTGCAATACTAACTGTTGAATCATTTGTTCCTGTATTTACTATATTTATTGTAGAAATAATAGTATTGGTTACTAAAGGGACTGTATATAAAGTACCTGATGTACTTGCTGGAAGTAATTGTCCTAACACTTTGTAAGTAGTTGCCATTATGATAGATCTCCAATTACTGTAAAGTTGTTGCTTGATGTGCAAATAATTGTGCAGGCGCTGTGTTGAGCGCGTAGATTAGGGGCAGTTTCAGTTGCACCAGTTGAAGTAAGTACACTAGTTCCATTATTTCTAATCTGAACTATTCCAGCTCCTATGCTTTGCAAGTTAATCTGCTGACCTGCAGTAAAGATTCCACTAGGAACAGTTACCGTTACAGTAGCGGCGTTACTTGCTGTAACCAATTTGTTTGCATCGGCTGCAACAAGAGTATAGGTAGTACCAGTCTGTGCATTAAAGGCAAGGTTAACTACTGGAGCAGTTAAGGTTTTGTTAGTTAAAGTTTGAGTACCAGTAAGGGTAACTGCGTTTGCATCAGTACCAAAGTAGGCAAGTGCTGCCCAAGTAGCAGCGCCAGTTCCAATCTTAAACTTACCTGTATCTGTCTCAAAGCCTAGTTCACCAGAGGCAAGTGTTGGGTTAATAGATGTCCAGTTAGTTGATGTATCTCTGCGTACTTGAATCTGTGTAGATATTGCAGAGGCACTTCCACCAGATATAGTTGGCGTATTGCCCGGTGTAGTTGTTGACTGAATTGCTTGGTTAAAATAGTTAAGGTCATCACTAGATAGTACGTGGCGCACTGTGGCACCTGCTGCGTGTACTACGCCAGCAGTTCCTGCCTCTGCTCTATCAATAGTAAGTACATCACCTGATTGTACGGTGATATAGCAGACCTCTTCACTCGTTGTATCAGGATCTATTGCTACAGTAAAGATGTCGCCAGCAATAAGTGCAATACCACCTAACAAGGTTGTACCAGTACCTGTTGCTACCGTCATCGTAGTAGCAGTATCTGAGATACCACCTGCTGCTAACGTTGTATCAATAGATACAGATGAGTACTTGCGAACTGTCATATTTTATCCTTATGTCGAGTAATGGATTCTTATTGGAAAACGGTCTTGTAGTTTTGTTGATTCTTCATTAAGACGCTGTTGGTATAGCGCATATACATATTTAGATGCAGATGCTCCAGCAGTTGACGGCAGTTTAGTGTCGTTGATATCTGCCTCTGCAGATGAAAGGTTGATACGACCTGTATCAAGGTATGATAGAAGTCTTGCTGCAGCACCTAAAGTAACTACATCTCGTGATGACTCAGGTAGACCAGTAACAGTTGCAAAGTCATCGTTGGCGTTAGTCAAAGTATTTGGAATAGTTGAGTAGTAAACTTGTACTGTACGGCCTGGTATTATATTGTCATACAAACTAATAGTCCTTGTAGTGTTAAACGCTGAGGTATTAGCCATACGGTCAATACGCCATCTTCTAGATGGTAGCCACTCCTTAGACGGACCAGTAGTCTGCCAAGAGATAAACAATACATCGCGTGCATCATCTGGCAAGGGGTATGTAATCTGTGCTGCGTTAAATACAAAAGTAACTGACGATACCTGAAACAGTTTTGGATAAAAGGCATTGATCGTATCGTTGATAGCCTTCTTGACGTTGACCTTTGGAAAGGTTGGAGTCAAGGTAATCTGTGCGTTCTGTGCGTGAGGTGAAGGAGTAGTACCACCGTAGCCACGACCAAAGCCTGGGATAGTATTAAGAGTTAGGTTGTTCTTATCGAAGGTATTAATCCAGATAAGTTCATCATCAATTTCAATAATACCTTTAGCAAGGTTCTCAGAGTTACCAATAGAGATGTCTAAGGCAGTAGTGTTAATGCCACCAAGGTTGGTCAAGTAAGTAATGCGGTCTTGACGTAAGGTGTAACCAGATAGGTTAGTTCTTACCTCATCAACTAATTGAGAGAACGTACTCATACTTTACTCCTGTAATACTCTAGGTTTTTAATTAGTCTTTCATCTTTTGGTGATATCTCTACTGCTTTTTGTCCGTACTCAAGTGCCTCTTTAAAGTTACTTAACTGCCAAGCCGATACTGCTATTAAGTCATAGGCCATATGACCCCAAGCCCAGTTCTCTGCTAAGAACTCCGTTGGCTTGGTGTTATATTCCAACGCCTTCTTAGATACTAAGTTGCACTCAGGCCATTGTTTTTCCATATAGTAATAATTAGCAAGGGCTAGGATTGATTCTCTACTTGCCCACTCTTCAGTAGACTTAGTAAACCAATCCTCTGCATTGTTAGTATCTGCCTTAGCCAAGATGCGACAAGCTGCGCTTCGCTCTTGTTTAAAGATTGACAGTTCCATATACTTTAATAAAGACTCTTTAGCCTTATCCCACTGCTGGTGATAAGACTGCTCTCGACCTAAGTAATAATGGTTACGAGCATCAGGTAGTTCTTTGACTGCCATCTCAAGTAGTGGTAGGTAGTGTCCACGAGACTTACTCTTATCTTGCAGGTGATGGATCTCAAATCCATCTATGCGCTCTTTGACTTCATCTTCTTCACGGTACCAGTGTGGTACTTCGTGAATTGGATAGTGCCATCTAATGCCATTACGTCTGTGTACTTTAAACCCATCAAACTCTGTAGCAACAGAGCCATCATCGTTAAAGGCTTCTATGCGTTTATACGACGGTCTATCTATACCCTTAGCGTGAGCATCTTCTAAATGCTTGCGCCAGCCAGGAGTTAAAACTTCATCTACATCTAAGGCTATGCAGTAATCAACATCTTGTGGAACTAAGGCAAGCGACGCGTTTCTTGCATCATCAAACCTAAACGGTGAAACCCATATCGGTACCACAGTAATTCCAAGTTTTCTTGCCAACTCAACGGTGTTATCTGTTGATCCTGTATCTGCAAGGATGTGGTAGTCGGCTTCTTTACTTGACTTATACCATTGTTCAACGTGCTTACTCTCATTCTTTGAAATCGTATAGACAGCTATTTTCATTTACGTAGTCTACATTCCACCCAACATAAGAATATCGGGCAACGCTGTAGCGTTACTTCCTGTAGAACCGGTTGGTCCTGTAGGTCCTGTAGCACCTGTAGCACCTGTAGCACCTGTAGGACCTGTTGGTCCAGGTACGGTGCTGTCTGCTCCAGTGGCTCCTGTAGGCCCTGTGGGCCCCGTAGCGCCTGTATTACCAGTAGGTCCAGTACTTCCTATTGGACCAGTAGGTCCTGTGTCTCCTGTTAAACCTGTGGTTCCTGTGCTTCCTGTTGCTCCTGTTACTCCTTGTGGTCCAGTTGGACCTGTATCTCCTGTAGAACCTGTGGGTCCTGTGGGACCTGTGGGACCTGCGTTACCTGTTGGACCAGCATCGCCTGTGGCTCCAGTCGGTCCAGTATCACCAGTAGCCCCAGTAGGGCCAGTGGAACCAGTATGGCCAGTAGGCCCAGTATTGCCTGTTGCACCTGTTTCACCTGTACTTCCAGTAGGTCCCGTAGGACCAGTAGGTCCAGGGACAGTTGATGCAGCACCCGTTGCCCCTGTCGCTCCAGTTGCACCGGTACTGCCTGTTGGACCTGTAGGGCCAGTTACTCCTGGTGTTCCCTGTGGTCCTTGATCTGCAGAAAATACTACAGAAGTCTGTGGTTGTACAGACTCAATAATTATAAGTGTGTCACTCATACTGTAACCCCCGCAGTAACTAAGAACTGTCCTTCAAGGATTCGAGTAATTACTGAACCTTCGTATAGAACAAAATCGTAATCGTATGGCTCTGCTTTGACATTAGTAGCAGTGGCACTGAATGTAACTGTAGCTCTACCGTTGGGAGCATCAAGAACAATCAAGCCGTTAGCAGTAGTTGCCAGTAATGTTGTAGTTGTAGATCCAGCAAAGGGACGCACAGTCATAGTCGCTGTGTATCCAGTTAGGTCCCAAGGACCAGTAACTGTATCTTTAATCTGGAACGCAAAGTTAAAGGTAGTTGCTTGTGGCGCTACCAAGTTGTAGATAGCGGTCAAGACCGCACCTGCCGTAACGCTGCTGCAGGTTCTAATCCAACAGTGCTAGCAATTTGGTTACATACACCAGCAATGTCTAGGTAATTTACGCCTTGAGTATTACCAGCGATAAGATTAATAACTCCTACTAAGTCTGTTGTGCTACCAAGAACAACAGATGATACACCTGCCCAAACCTGTGCAGCACCTGCCTGATCTTTGTACGAAGAGTAAGGTGGGTACGTTGTACCACCGCCATTTGCTAAACGATTCAACTCATCGTTAAGTGTTGAACCGTCTTTACCGTATTGCGTCACCTTGACTCCCTACTTCTTTTTAGATTTTTTAGCAGCGGCGTTATCTATTAGATTAGGATAAGGACGACCTGCTGCTTTTGCCCTTGCTTTAGCCGAAGCCTTTTGGCTTGGCGTCAATTTCTTTGATGTCTTGTTAGGATTTGGTTTATCCCAAAATGCTTTTTCTTTCATTTACTTAATCTTCTTTTTCATTTTACTTCGCTACCTTCTGCTGCTTCCGTACCTGCCTTGTAAACTAGGGCATCGGCCTTTGGAGAACCTGTCTCAATATCATCATATGTTGCGTATCCGCAACCACAGGAAGCGCACATTACTTGCTCACCGTTTTCTTTCCTGCTGAAAACTTTGCTGTGTTACCTTTGTTAGCAGTTCCAGTTGAGATTGACATTGTTGACGCTGGAATACCCTTGGTAGAACCAGGACCAAATCCTTTGTCATTTGTAGTACAAGCTGCATTGCCTATATCTTTTTTCATATTTGCTCCTATTTTTTCTTTGGTTTGTTTCTAGTAGAGATTGCTGCAGCCTTGCTTTTAGCATCGGCTTTACTACTTGCTCCCCACGCCTGAAGCGATAGGAGTAATCTTGTTGGCTCACCGTTAGGTTTGCGCTCAGGTCCTGCAGCACCACCCATACGTGCAAGGAAAGAGGCTCTGCGTGGGTTATCACCAGACTTAATTGGTGGCTTGAGGTTAGATCCTGATGCCTTAGCGCTAGCACGTCCTTTAGCGTTAAGTCCACCTTTTGGGTTCTGACCTTCTTTTCTTTGCCAGGCTGGAGTTTTCAATTACTTCTTCTTGTTCGTCTTCTTCATATCCGAATCCTTCATCATTTTGCCATTTGGCATCATATGTAATCCAGCCTTTTTTTCCTTCTTGTTCTTCTTGTTCTTTGACATTTTTTTATCCATTGTATTACTCCTTAGTTTTTTAGAGTTAAAGTTGTACCATCAAATGCTTTGCCTGCTTCTTGACTAATTCTTACCGCTGCATCAATGTCAGGTTGTCTAGTTGAACGTGGTTCGATTCCCTGACGTATTGCGTCATAGTATGAACCAAGTTCTTTGTCGTGAGCCTTAGCAGTTGGTATGTTCCTGTTGTTTGCCACACCTGTGCTCAGTTCTAGTTCACCAATCTTGCAACCAAAGCAATCTTCTACATACTCGGGGTGCTTTTGTTTTCTATGTAAAGTCATTTATACCACCGGTGTTACGTAATCGCCGTAACCTGCGTCTATAAGTATCTGGGCCTGTGCATCTGTAATCTCTTGAGTGTGACCACCAAGGATATAGAAGTCTGCATCAAACAAAGTATCTTGGTATGGATACAGCGTTGCTTCAACGCTAGTACCGCTTACTATTAAAGTAACACCACGAGCAATGTCTGTAATGAAAGGATTAATAGGACCATCAAAGGTACCGCCAACGATTGCACGTGCTGCAATACGTGAGTACTTATCAGGCCAAGACTTGCCTGCGTTCCAAGTCTGATACTCCCAAGGAGTAGTTGCTATGTATGCCATTTTCTCTCCTTAGTTGATTTACCCAAAGGCAGGGAGTTTCCCCCCTGCCCTAGAGTCAATGAACTATTGATTATCCGTTTGTAGCTGCAGACTGAATCTGGTAGAGAGCTGATGTACGGAGTAGGTTGAAGCCACCAAAGTAGTACCAACCGATTGTGTGGAAACGACGGAGCGCATCAATCTGGGGCCCGATAACTGTTGAGATATCTTGTCCCTGTGCCTCTGCTAGTGCTTCGCGTCCTGCGACAACGGCCTTGTAGACGTTGACTGATCCTGAGTTTGCAGCAAAAGGCACACGAGGTGTCTCTACTACAAAGGCTCCTTCAATTACGCCGACTGCGCCTGCCACGAATGGTGTGCGGTCTGTGTACTTTGAAAGCTCCTGGAATCCACCTGTACCAGTTTCAGCGCGAAGATCGGCTGTCTGACGTGGGTGTAGGTATGCTGCATATAGTTCGCCAATACGAGGCAAAGCCTTGTTTGTGCGAAGTTCTGTTACAGCCTCACGGATGCCAGAAACAGAGATCTTCATTGCTGAAGTGATTGTGTTTGTTGTTGTTGCTGTTCCTGCGTAGATGATGTTAGTTCCTGAAGTAAGAACTGATGCTACAACTGAGTCAATAGAATCTGCAGCGTTGTATGCAATGATGTCAGCAAGTGCTGCATCTACATCGTTGAAAGAAGTTAAGTTTAACTTCTTAGTTGTTGTTACGGCTGAGCCGTACTCGTTTAGTGTTACTGTAACCTGGTTTGGGTTACCTAGAGCAATTGAAGATACATCTGATGCTTCTGTCAATGTAGATGTTGCTTGCGCTAAATCTGAATAGATAGAGAACACAACTGATGAACCTGGCATTGCTTGCTGTACTGGCTTTACGTCAGCAAGTGCTCGCATAACAGGGATTGAACGCAACGCCATACGGACGTATTGATCATAAGCTGTTTGTACGAGGTTGCTAATCGCAGAGGTACCAGTAAGTGTACCTGATGGAATTGCCATCTGATTAGTGCCTTTCGGTTAGTTGGGTTAGAGCCCAGACTGTCTAATTACTTCGTCAAGTTCTTCCTTAGAATTAGCTGACATAAGTTTGCGATAAATATCATCACCAGAGTCAGGAGTAATACCTTGTCCAGTTAATTTATTCATTTTCTGATAAGCGTCTTGCGTTGCTTGATCTACAACAGGCTGGTTTGATTCAGTGGTATCTAATCCGAAAACGTCTCCGTTTTCGTCTAGCCACTTAGACAAAGACTCCTCAGTTGGGTCTAAGTCCTGTGGTATGAAGGCAGAAATTTTCTTGTTCACACCGCGAGCTTCGAGGACATCCTTAATGGTTCGTTCACGTTGCTGCTTATTTAAGGTTTCAAACTGAGACTTTAAGTCTGCTAGTTCTTTTTCCTTTTGCTTATTTGCTTTTCGCAGTTGCTTAACGACGTCATTAGACTCAGTTGTTACTTCGTCTTCGTCATCGTCCTCGTAGTCGTAATTGGACATAGTCCGTCTCCCTTATTAGTTAATCGTAGGCCTCACATAGATTTGGGGAAATCTTTGTGGCTCCTACTCCCGGTAATTGTTGTCGCTCTACTAGGCCGGTAGTTCTAGTAGCAGGTTTATTTAGAAGGAACCAGCACCTGAGTTTCGTGCTAGTGCGTTCTGTGCTAGTCCTGACTGACCGCCAAAGGATGCTTCCTCAAGTGCGGTTAGTCTCTTACGCTTTCTTGTTGCCTCTACTGCACCTGCTGTGTCAAAGACTTCAGCAGTTGCTGTTTCTTGGTTGTAAGGTGCCTCATTGTAAATCTCAGATAACATACCACCACGTGGTGCCAACAAGGCTACATTTTGGAATCCTTGTTGTGCTTGTGCTTTAGTAACACCGTATCCAGCAAGTTCTTCAGCAGTTGACATACCTGCTGTAAGTCCTTGAGCAAGTGCTGCTCCACCAATTTCGGCTGCAGATATCTTGCGTTGAATATCTTTAAGAGCGTTCTTAGGATCAAGTGAGTAAGCCAAGATATCGCCATTGGCAATACCAGGATAAAAGTTCTTTAAAGCTGCAAGCACTTCTGGGTTAGACTTAAGTACTCTATCTTGTGCAGAGATTAAACGTTCTTCTAGTTCAGATGCTGATACATCTCCCTCAAGAAAAGCATCAAATCCAATCTGTTTACCAGTAGCATCTTTTGCATAGTAGCTAGCAGGTAGACCATAGTTACGCATAACATTCTGGTACTGGTCTTCTAACTTGATGTACTCTGCTGGATTAAGGGCAGATAGCCCTGCTCCAATACGCTTAGCGTTGGCAGAAAAACGTGTTTGATACTCAGGTGTTTGCGATAGAGCCAGACGCAAAGAGTCTGCATCATCAATGCCTGATTCAAATATAGATCTTAATGGACCTATTAGAGATGATAAACCAAGGTTATTTAATTGAAATGCAATCATATCGTAGGCAGATGTACTACTCTTATTTAAGATTTCATTTTCATAGATTGCCTCTGGTACTTCTACCTGAGCGCCTAAAGTCTCGGTCTCTTGAACTGCTTGATTGTATGGGTCAATAACATCAGTAGTAGATTGATTAGATATGCCAGTCAATCTATCTATAATAGGTTGAATATTTTTAGTGCTTTCAGTTTTAATTCCAATTCTATTTGCTAAAGCGATCATTCTTGCTGATTTGTTAATAAAATTTGTAGCAGTCGGAACGCTTGGTGCTAATGCAGCGGCACGTGCTGCGGCATTAGCGGAGGCCTCTTTGGCAGCAGCATTTTTAGCGTTTGCTGTATCAATATTTGCTTGGTTAAGTACTTTTTTTTGTGCCATAATTACCCCATAAATCCAAAGTCTTTAAGGACTTGTGTTAAACCAGACGATACTGTTTGACGAGCATTATCGGTATATTGCCAACGTGGATCTTTACGAAGGGATTTCTTAAAATCAAAGAGTGTCATATTTCCCTTGTCAGTAATAGCGTTGGTAAGAGTTGGATCGTTAAGGTCAATCTTATCAAATGGAATTTCTAAAATAGCAGCCATACTTTGGCGGTATGGTTGATATACTTCAGTTAAATCAGAACCTGAATCCATTAGTTTTCTAACATTTTCTGGCATAGCTCCTGCTGCAATAGCACGGATGTTTGCCTTAATCGTTTCTAAGTTTTCACCATTTTTAAGTCTATTTTTATAAGTCTCAATCTGGCTTGGTAGTAATGTAAGTCCATTATTTTGTGCAGTTGTTTGTAGGTTTTGTATACCTGTGATTGTCTTATCATTTTTGCGTTGAGCAAACTCCGAAGAAAGACCTATCTTATTAACATTTTTAAGCATAGAATTTGCAGTTTCTTTGTTTATGTTAATTGACTTAAAATCAATTTCGTTAGGACTTTGAATTAACTGACGAATAATCTCATCTCTTCCTACACCACCACTATACTCGTACTTACCACCTTTAGATCCAGAACGTTTAACTGGGTTTGCTCTTTCAATCTTATTAAGAATATTTGTAAAAGTTGATATTTCTTGTGATGTTGCATCGCGTCCAAATGCTTGACGCATTTCATTATTAATAACAGAAGATGCCTCTGTAGCAGATGCTATATCTACCTGTGGAGTATAGATATCTTCTGTTCCACCACCGATACCACCGGTACCACCGCCATCAATAATTCCTCTTTGACGTTGCATTTCTGCAATGTAAGATTCAACTGTTGGAAAGTTTTTGTCTAAGTTGTAGTAGGCTTGAGATCCACTAATTAAACCTTGGTATCCAGCAAGCAAAGCATCTGTATATCCTCCACTAACAGGTACCTTTGAATCTGAAAAAGAGTTAATCTTATTAGCAATATCTAAACGCCCAGAAGGTGACATTGCTTTAAGATCAGCACGAGCATTAGCAAGTAAATCTTTAAAAGGGTCAGGTTTTACTTTTGGAGTTCCATCAGGCTTTAACTCAACAGGTGGTGTACCTGATTGAATATCCGAAAGCCTATTTTTTACAACATTATCTTTAGCAGACTTTTGTTTTTTGGAAAGTTCAAATCCTTCTTTAGTATTATCAAACTTTAATTTGGCTTCTTTTGCTAAATTATCAAGTCTTGTAAATTCTGCTTCATCGGCATCGTAAGTAGTGTTACCAGGCTTATAGTTAGGATTATAAAATTTATTACCTTTACTGGATCTTTGCTCAATATAATCTCTTTTAATATCAGCAACTTTGCGTGTATTATTTTCATCTGATTTTAATTTACGAAGTTGTTCTGTTGGCTGTCCCATTAACTATCCTCCTTGTATTATCTGAACAATGGTGCAAACAAAGAATTGTAAGCAGCCATTGCATTGGGGTCTGATTCAGCCAAAGCCAAAATTGTTTGATTAGCATTACTCTTAATAAGATCTTTATAGTTTTCACTATTAAGTACTCCGATAGCACCACCAAAATCTCTTTGGCTTATGTAACTATCATAGGTATTTAACATATCGCTAAGTACCTTACGTAACTTAGGCTGTTGTTTAACCGTGTTGTCGTTTAGCATTAAGCGTATATCATCAAGTGCTCTAAGACGCTGGATTGCTTTATCTGATCCCTGACTTAATTCTTCTTGAAGATAAGGTCTAGCACCTTTAAATTCATTAGACCATCTTGACCACTCATCACGAACTTGACGCTTTAAGTCTGTTGATTGAGTTGCAGCCATCTGTTGGTCGTACTCATCTTTTTTATCGTAGTAAATCTGTACATCTTTCTTAGATGAAGTCTCACGTAAAAAATCAAATACAGTTTTGTTTTCACGAAGTCCTTTTTTAAACAGCAACTTATACGTATCAAAGTTAAACTCACCAACTCTAGGTATAAGAAATGATGCTGCTTCTGGGTACTTAGCAAGCAAAGCCGAGTTATCTTTAACCCAGTCATTTGCACTATCAACTGCAAGGATACTTGCTTTTACTGTTGACTCAGATTCAGAAACCGTATATGGCATTTGATCTGGGAATAACTTAATCCATTGCTTGATGGCTTTTTCGGTATCTCCATACTTTATAACCATTTCATTGTAACCTTGTTTAAAGCTAACAGTTCCGTTTGCACGAACCCAATCGGCCATATCTGATTTAAGGTTGACTGATGGAGATGCAGGTGCCACAAATCCTAAAATAAATCTAAGACCTAATACTGTAAATGTTGAGGCTTGAAGTTTATCTTGAAACTCAGCAAGTTCACCAGCAGTTGGAGGTATTTCTTCTCCAGTTACTGGATCTATTTTTATCTGTATACCGTGACCTGTAGCCTCAAGGTATGTAATTGCTTTACGAGTAGCAGAAGCACCTTGAGAGTTGCGTTCATCTTTATTTAATGCTTGCCATAGACGGTTAACGTGTCCAGGAAGTATGGATGAAATCATTGGTTGATCTACACCATATACACCTGTAATATATTGTTCTAATTCTTTAAACTGAGGAATAACATTTCCAATCATCTTAATTGGAAAAGCTCCAAGAGGTCCAGCAAATGTAGGGAACAAAGAATCAGGGTTAATAGAAGGTGTAATCATCTTCAACTTAGCACCAAATTCAACAGGCATAGGTGCATTAAGACCTTCTCCTACACCAAACAAACGCATAAACTTGTTCATTGCTTCGTAAACTGGCGTTAAGCCAGGATAAAAGAAGTACTCATCTCCGTTTTCATCTGTGTCAACAAACCCAGAGTGAGCAATACCTTCATAAGTGAGTGCTCCACGAACGATTGCTTCTGGATTGTATGTAACCGTACGATAAATACGACGATAAAAGTCTTCAGTAGCACGATAGAATCGTGCAAAGTTACGACCAGCCATAGCAAGTTGGCTACGTACTTGTGGGTTATCTACAAATGCTAAAACCTTATCACGTGCCATATCCTCAGCAATAGAAACTATGTGCTTGCTTGCATTGTCTTTAGCTTTAACAAGATCATTGCCAGTAATACCAACTGTATAATCATCCATTATGCGCTTTGTGTAACCTGTCTTGTCCATAGTTTTACGTATGTCAAGCATAGAATTAAAGACAAGAGCCTCACGAGAGAAACGGGCATTTGCTTCACCCATATAATCCCACAGTTTGTTAAATACACTACTAGCATATGTATCTCCAACAGATACAGGTATTAGTGTTGGCCCTGATATTGTACGTGGATGCAAATCTACTTCAGTTATTTTTGGAAGGTCGTCAATAGATAGATTTTTAGTAGATAGTTTTATCTCACCAAATTTATTTTTGGTACGAACTTTTTTCCAAAGTTTTTCATTTAAAGTTCCATCTGCTTTTGAGAATGTATTAAGTACGTCATCATAGGCGCGACTAGCGTGTTCAAATGTAGTGCCACCAATATTTGGTGAGTATAGCTGGAAGCGTGCTTTAAGAACTGGATTAGTTTCTAAGTAATCTACAAGTTCGTCAATAGCTACCTTTTTGTATTTAAGATTCTTTATAAGTATGCTATCTATCTCATCAGATGAGTGAAGAGCAATTTTAATTAACCAAGAAAGTCTAGCCTCTGTACTGGCAACAGGGTTTATATCGGTAAAAATATTACCTGCTTGCTTATAGGTTTGGCCATCGTATTCAATCGCACGAACAGCACCAAACCTCTCAGCATCATTAGCTGCTTTAAGAGAATATGAACCACCTCTAAGAGTATTCTTTCCACCTTCTATGACTTCATCAACAATTTCTAATGTACGTCCATACTTTGCAAACTCTGCAATAAGTTCTTTATCTCTGCTTTTTAAAGTCACTGATGCTAACTTATTAGTAACCATAGCCTCTGCCATAATTACACGCATCTTATCCACATCACCGCCTGCTTCAGCAATTTTTTGTTGAAACTCTTTAACTCTTTTTTTACCAATAAGGCGATTCATAAAACCAAGGTTTGATTCGTAAAACTTTATTTTTTTGCTTTCAAGTTTTTCAAAAGATTCACGCTTTGCTTTTATAAGATTATTGTTAGTTTCAATACGTGCAAGAATCTTAGCTTTTGCTTGTGAAGTAGTTGCAAGTTCTGCATTTTTAGTTAACTGAACTATACTGTCTTCAATCTTAGAAATACTTGCACCAAGATTCTTTTGCTCAGAAGTTAATTTTTCTGAAGCTTCTTTAAACTGACGTGTTCCAGTTGAAATAAATCTACCTTTAACTAAACCCCAACCTTTGTCTCCAATAGCAATGTTGAGCATATAGTCTTCTGCAGCATTACGTACTGGAAACTTAGGACCTGCAAGCGTAGATATAACCCAACCGGATGTTATATCATCTGCTGTCTTTGTGTGTGAAATTCCAATAATACGATTTATAATTCCAGAATGGGCTGAGAAGCGATCTAGTTGCAATAATGATGGAACAGATACCGCGCTAGATAACTGCCAACCGTGAAGTGCTACTTGCTGACCATTAAAGTTAGCTGGGTTATATTCAGCAATTACTCTACGTCCTAGATCATCAAGAACTGGTTTTCCAAATTCATCTACTTTTTCAACAAGTTGAGTTGCAGCATACTCTGTTTTTAGAGTCATATTGCTGAAATCATCAGAAAATCTTTTTCCTGATATGGATTTAGTAACTCCACGTGTTTCAATAATGGTGTTATACAAACCTTTAAATATCTGCTTGCGCTGTCCTTCATCTCCAGCAAGAAATGCTTGCTTGATAGTACGAGCGTGATAGCCAGTATTCGTAATAGAAGCTAATTCTTTAATCTTGTCCCCAGATTTAGGCCCCATTACATCAAAGAAACCATTATCAAAGAATGGAACAGTTGAAAACTTACGCTTAAAGCGATCAATACGAGCACTTATCTGGTTATCAGTTAGGCGAATAGATCCATTTTTAATCTTGCCAATAGTGCGTCCTGCTGTTCCTTCAAGGATTCCAATTCGTTCTGCTTGAGTTGCTAAACCTGTAACAATATCCTGTGATCCAGTACCATAGATGGCTTTCACAATAGCCTGTCCTGCTTTATCAACATTAAATACTTTGTTTGCTGTAGTAAATAACTTTACTTTTGTAAAGCGAGCTACTGTTAAACTTGGAACCAAAGGTGTTCTACGAGCTGCTTGACCAGATAAAATGTTTTTTACGTCAACGTGGTTCTTAAGAAAATTAGCAGCAGTGTCTGCGTTTTTTACGCCAGCATCAATAAACTGTTTAATGGATACGTCACCAAACTCAGGCATTAAAGATCTTGCTTGTTTTTGCAACTCTCCACCAAGGCCAAAGTTTCCACTTTTATTTGCTTTATCAATTTTAGTAAGTAGTTCACCGTATTGATTAAAAATTGTTTTAACACCAGTTTTTGCAAATACTCTATCAACGGCTTGTGGGTTATTAACCGTATTCATAAAGTTGCGACCATAGGAATAATCTTCTTTTCCTAATAATCTAAACAAAAGAAAATCTCCAGCATCATATGCCTTCTTTGCTTTACCTAAAGCAAGCGTTGGGTCTGCAAAAATACGGTAGCTAGCATCGCCAATACCTGAAATACCTTTGTATAGAAATCCTTGACCTTCCATAGACTCTGGCAAAATTGCATTTGCTATTCCACGACCAGGTGAGTACTTAGCAGCATCTGCTGCCGCAAGAGCATCATTAAATAATTCGTCTTTACCACTAACTGCTGAAGCAGCAATTCTTTGTTGCTGATCAGTACCGCTAGTTGTTAATTCAGCTAAAGATTTTCCTTTAGCAACTTCAATCGCAATAAACATCATATCTTCGCCAAACTTAGCTTTAGCGGCAGATATACGATTAGGACTAAATACTTGATCGCCTTTATCGTTTGCTATATCAAAAGCATTTCCTGCACCAAATAAAGATACATTTTGATCTAAAGCAATGGCACCTGTACGGTATAGACGTGTCATAAAATCAGAAACTTCATTGACGGCTTGGAATGTACGTACGACTGGTTCTTTTATAATATTACTAGCGTAGTGAAGTACATTACCTAACACACCTACAGGACCACCACCAAAGAATCCAACGTGTGCTTTTTGTTGGTCAAGTGGCATCTGGTCAAAGTTAGCACGAGCTTGTTGCTCTGGAAGGTTCTGTAGTTTACGGTGTGAGTCTATAAGTTTAGAAAGACCATCTATTTGAAATTTTTCTTTACCGTTAAGTCCAGCATTAAGTGCTGCTGCATCAATATTTGGATTAGCCAATTACATACCTCGCGCAAGGGCTTGCTGGTACAGAATTGCAATTTCTCCTGTTTGGTCATAAGGTAACATTTTTGCAAGAGTATTAGATAGTTTATCTTGAGCCATAAGCGACTTCATCATAAGTGCGTTAGATCCAGCACCTAGACCCATATCAATACCTGTGGTAATAGGTTCATCTGGACGTTGTGATGGTGCAAATAATGGAGTCAAAGGACTCCTTTGCATATCTGTAGCGTCTTGACCTTGACGGCCTGCCGCTCTTAACTCTGTATTTGTAGCACCGCGTACGTCAGGTGTTGATGCCATAGGGGCACCGCCTGCAATATTTGCGGTCTGTACACCTTCACCATATGAGTTTGACTGTGGGAGGTCTGTACGTGATGAGAACTTGCCAGGACCGGATACACCCTTAACTGGGTTAGTGGCTTCATTTAGTGCCATCTTTATCCTCCTGTATATTTTCTAGGTCTATTGCGAAATCTTCCCACACTTTATTAACTTCGGTTTCTCGGTTAGCGTGGTAGATGCTTAATTCTAAAAGTGATTCAAAAAATGTTGTTATAACTTGTGATATGTTAAATATAAACTCTGACAAGATAACTAAGAAATCTGTAGAGCGTACTGGACGACGTACTTTATTATTGTCCATCGTCCAGCACTCCCATCAGAATAATATTACTTAGAAACTTTCTTACCTGGACGTGCCATTCCTGCGAATGGCTGCATTACTTTGCCACCTGTTACTTTATCTCCTGCCTTACTGCCTTCAACTGGCTTAGACATTGGAGCTGGTGCTTGTGATCCTTTATTCATTTTTCACCTCCCTTGCTTTTATGCCGCGCCGCCGATTGAGGCGAGCAGTGATGCAATATCTGGTCTTGCCTGAGGTGCTTGTTGTCCACCAGGAGCAGGGGCCGCACCGCCAGTTTGATCTGGAGTTGGCTGCGAGGCAGAAGCGGGGGCCATACCTGCACCTAGTTCGGCAGGCATACCTAACGGAGCCTGCGGTTGTGGTTGTGGCGCAAACGCCTTCTCCACAATAGTTTCGATCTGCATACCCTTTTGACGGCCTTTAATAACTTCGGCAATACGGGTAATGATCTGAATTGGATCTTGTCCTTGTGATGTAAGGACAGGTAAAGTCTGAGCGTACTGAGCAACGGCTGTGCGAAGTGAATCGCGCATCTCTTCGATATCAACCTTTTGTTCTTCTTGAGTAACGTTAATTTCAACAGGCATCTCACGACGTACGTAGTCACGTGAGACTAACTTGTCAGAGCGCATCTGTAGTAATGCAATGATGGCACGGTTAGGGTCCATACCAGACATAATTCCGTAACGTACATCTACTGTGTAGTCACCGGCAATAGCCTTAGCAGGTTGGTACTTGAGTGTGTATGGCATACCATCGTCCATACCGCGAATCTCTTTAGTGCGATTACCAAAGACCTTCTCATCAACTGCAAAGCAGATAGAAATAAGATCGGTAAACAAACGAGCAAACTGTGCTTGTGCTGCTTTAATCTGTGAGTCAAATCCAGCCTGTAGGGCTTGTACACCGCGTCCTGTTATAACGCTTGCATCAATATTACCTGAACGAGACTCAGGATAACGAGCACCGATACGTAGTTCACGCTCTAGTACACCAGATTCTGCAAAGATACCAGGTGGTAGGTCTAGTGGAACGCGACGAATTCCTTGCGGATTAGCAGAACGCATAATTGAATCAGGGCCGATTGCCAACTCTTGCACATCCTGTGGGATAGCGATAGGAGCTTGGATGGACTTTTCGGCTGCCTGAATCTGTAGCACGGCAAATCTGGCACGTGCAAGTTGTACTGAAAGGATGTCGTCAAACTGACCACGTGCCTCGCCATCAATAGATGAACGCATTGCAACTTGTACAAGGCATTTACCTACTGGATTAGGTGTGCGTGCAATAACTAGGTCCTTGCGATCTGGAAGAAAGATTACATCTTGTTCTGCGTCGTGGTATCGAACCAATGACATATAAGGACTACCAGGTGAATAGGCGTTCTTACTAACAATCTGATCTGCAAACTCTGGGTACATTGATGCAATAGTTGCAGCATCCATACCTACTACTTGAACCAAGGAGGTACAACGACCAAAACGGTCTATCTCTGGGTAGGAACCAAATGGGTTAATCAAAGTAATAACTGGATCTTTTTTATCGTAGTCTAACTCTACTCTACCGATAAGCATACCGTAGGTGTTAAACCAATCTGCACCTATGTACATCTGTATCTGTAGTTGTGAGTCATTAACATAGTAGTTAGCAATACGAGCACGTAAGTCTGCAGCCTTTCGGGCTGAGTCACTTGTCATATTACTAGCAGAACAGTTAAATGATGGTAGTGGTGCCATTGCTTCTGCTAGGTCACGTGCTGCCACGTCAATCATATTTGCTACAAGAGGCTTTGGGTAGTCCTCAGAGAACATAGAAGGATATACCTTTGAGAGATCACCCTGACGTGCAGATAGAACCTCACGCATACGCAAGTCGCGTCCGGCATATCTGGTCTGCAGACGGGCAGTCTTAGCAGAGATCTCTTTTATAGATAACAAAGTTATGTCCTTAAGTTATTAAAGCGGGTCTGTAATTCCTTGGACCTGTGTAGGCCATTCAACCTTTGACTCAGCTAATGCTTGAGCCTTAGCGGCTACATACTTAGCATCTGCTGCTGGATTTATCTGAGGTGTAGTTACTGCGCCTTTTTCAATGTAGTGACCTTTATCGCCTTCAGTTGTGTAACTTGGTGTAATTGCCATATTATTTATCTTTCTTCTTAGGCTTTTGTGCTTCTTGCTTTTTCTTTGTAGCGCCACCAACAGCAGCAATAACACGCGCTTCTGACGCTTTCTTTGTCTCACGCTTTTCAATAAATTTTCCTCGAGCCAGAGTACGATCTGCGTCATTTTGGCGACGGGGTTGCATAATTTTTGCAGCCTTTCTTACCTCGGATGACTTTAACTTTTGGCCTGTAGATTCTTTAGCATTTTGTTTTACAAGTTTTTCCGTCTTACCGTAACTAACTCCACCAAAACCTCCCTTGGCGTGGTTGCGTGCATCATTAACTTTGTCTTTTATTGATTTTGCCATTACTGCTCCTTAGATAAAGTGACGTTCTTTTTCAGCAAGCATCTCATCTATGTTGATGACTACTCGCTTACCCATCTCGTGTCTAGATAGGAAAGGGTTTTTCATATGGTGGTTTGCGTACTGACCGTTATTGAGCATCTCACGTGCTCGGATCTCACAAAACCACAAAGCCATTACCATATCGGTCTTACCCTTAGTAGTAGGTGACCAGGTAATTAACTGCTCTATTAAAGCCTTAATGTTCTCAGTTTGATCTGAAGGCAGGTGCATTAGGTTATCTCTATGGTGCTTACCATCTGCTTGCTTAGTACCAAACAGGGTAGACATAGATGCCACACCAAAGCCTGAGTCCCACTTATTAGAACCAGTATGGTGCTCACGAAGTATTACACCACGTGAGGCTAGGTGGCGACGCAGTTCTTCATCTTGCGTAAGGAAAGCCTGAAAGGCGTTCTTTTCTACAATCCACTCAGACGGCCCGTAAAGGGAAGTCCAGTCAATTATAAGTCCCTTGATTTGTGCAGGAGAAGGTCGAGTAATTTTGAAAGCATCAACGATATAGCGTTTATGAGTAATGCGATCGACTGCATAACAAACCACAGCGGTATCACCAACAATAGCAGGGTCCATACCGCAAATAAAACTATACCCGTTAAGGTCGCGCGGATGACCAGGATTGCCTGCAATTAACTTACCAGCCTTACGCATACCGTCAATGGAACCGCGTACTGTGACAGGATCAAAGATTGCATTGTCTGAGACATCTTGTTGTTGATAGACCAAAGCCCACGTCTGTGCGTCCATAGCTTGGCGCTCTGAAGATAGGTGCTTGCCGTTCCATCTAGGATAGAGACCATTTTCATCTTTATCTGTGTCAACTTGTCCTTCAAAGGGTTGGTCGGATTTGGGCCATAGAGTTACCCACTTTTCTTTATCTTCATTTGTTTCCAAAAGGGCTGGCATAGCAAGATATGTCCAAGGTACTTGACCGCCTGGGTAGCGGTCTTCTTGGCGTATCTCGCGGTATAGATCAACGGATGCTACACGTGTACCAATAATAATAAGTTTGCCTGTGGGGTTAAGGCGGGACCGTACGTCTTGCGTTAACCAGCGAATCTGCTTTTCGAACTCGTTAGCGTTCTTAAGAGTAACGGCGTCATCTACAATAATCATATCGGCACGCTTGCCGTAGATCTGACCGCCGATACCGACAGCCTCAATATTTGGATCCTTCTCAGATGACTCACGAAGTTCATCACCAAAGGTAACGCGGGTTGCAGTCCAAGTAGCAGACTTAGAGTTAAAGCCAACACCAGCGGCGTAGGCTGCTTGTAAGTCAGCATACATTGGGTGGGTCAATCTTTGCTTGATAGCATAAAGGAAGTCTGCTGCAAGTTGCTGAGTCTGGGAAACTATCAAGACTCTAAAGTTGGGATTTTGGACTACCTTCCACGTTACGTAGTCTACGGTGACCGTAATGGACTTGGCGTGGTTGGGAGGGATGTTAATCAAAATACGGTTCTGGTTTAGACCAGGTTCAAACTTCATAGAGGGGTGGAGCCAGGATGGCTCGCGTCCCTCAATTACATCTATAAGGTTTTGCTGATGACCGAAGGTATGCTGATGCAGGTACTTTTTGCGAAAGGTAGCAAAATCTATGTCGTGAACATCAGTTGAGGCAAAAGCCTTGTCTTTTAGACCAAGGCGCGTTCTGTCTATCTTGTCTGTAAATATCTTATCTGTGCGACGGTAATACTCGTAGGTCTTTAAAGATTTGCCGGCCTGACCACAGGCGGCCTCAATAGTCATACCCTCGGCAACACAGCCAATGATTAACCGCTTGGCGATGTCGGCTGAGTTGTCTGCCATTGGATCTCCTTTAAAGGTAGCGCCGAAGGCGTATAAAAAAAATTTTGAGATAGGCCGAAATGAAAATGCTTTTTATACCTGCGTTGCTAGATTTTTACCCACCAGGGTAAAGATATACCTGTCCCAATGTTATTTGTAAAAAGACAGAACTATCCAATACTAAGTAGTACTGGTCGGGCTTGGCGCCCGAGTGAGCCCTAAGCGAAATGAGGGGTAATAACGTACTCGGCCTAGGGGGCCTCGACAGAGGCAATTCGGGGCTTCTAGAAAGCTTAAGCCCCTACTATATATAAGGCAGGAAATTTAACGTATTTCTCGTTTTAGCAATGTGATGTGTAACACAGTACGTATAAGTGCTGTTCAGAGCCTATTTGACTTTAGGAAATATTTCTTTTTAGGGAGTATATATATAGAGCGCACGCGCTTCAACAACAGGGGGTCTCGTTTTTTGCCTAAGTTAAGGGTACCCCCGCCCCCCCTGCTTGCTTATGCGTACGGGTTGGCTGATTATCTAAAAGAATATGGGGGCTGACTAAACTATCGGCAGGGATAATTTAATAGCTCTCTACTTAATAGGGGCAGACTAATAGGGGCAGACATAGGCAACACTTAACAACTAACCGGCTCTAGCTCTCACTCTCTCTACTACTCACAGCTTACTAATTGCAAAATTGAATCAGGGCTAGGCTGTCTGTCTATTGTCGATAAAGAGACATAGCCTAATTAAATAAAGCTCTAATAAACAACCCTTAAGCCTTACCCCTATAGTGTGACGCATAACACACCCTTAGATAGTGGACGGGGCTACCCCATACATTAGAATTAGCACTAAGAGTAAAAGCTCTTAATTATGAGAGGGTAAAAAATGAGACTACTAAGCGAAGAATATCAGGGGTGGAGCAATCGCGAGACTTGGGCTGTAGCTTTACACCTAAGTAATGACCAAGGGCTTTATATTGAGACGCAAGCACTAACGCGCGAGGCAATGGCTAAAAATTTAACTAGTAATCCAGATTATTGGTTAGCGGATAGCCTTGAAGAATTAGTATATGAATTGTTCAAATTTAAGAATGTCTCCACTAATGAAGAGTTATTCAATATGCTCGCTTATATTGGATCTCTCTACCGCGTGAATTGGCGCGAGATCGCGCAGGGTTACATCGATAATATGGTGAGTGATAGCGCTATCGGCTTGCAAGGTGTAGCCCTCTAATTAAGGGTTAGCCCTATCCCCTAAGCGGGGCGCGGTGAGCAAGACACTATAGGGCGCGAGACTAGGCGCTAGGCTTAGACTTACAATAGAGAGAGGGCAAGTAATGGACATAATAGAAGAGATCGTTAAAGAGATAGAATTAGAGGCTTGGCGCGAGTTAGGTGTAAAGCGAGCGAAAGAGAGAGAGGGAGAGGGTAAGTGATTACTAGGCGCGGGAAAATAGTGAGGGCACTAACTATCCTGGCACTATTAGCCTTAATCGTATGGATATCGGGGAATATATGGTGGACAGGCGAGGGCTGGTGTATCGGATCTATGAGTGAGTGCGTAACGATCTAGGCGCGAGACTATCGCCTATCGTGTAAGCGGTAGACGGTGGCCGGTGTCTAGCCGGTTCTCTGCCGCGATAGCGGGAGAGATTGAGAGAGAGGGCAAGAGATGATAATAGAGAGAATAAGACATAGTGGCGCGCTAGTGCTATCCGATTCTGTAGGAGAGGGCGCGAGCGGATACCTTTACACGCTCACCTGGGTTATGGGTGAACAAGCGCAAGCGATAAGGTTATTTAAGATAGCACTAGCGAAAGAGGGCGAAAATGAGTGAGTATAATTACAGGGTTACTTTCGTGACTGATTACTTAACAATTACCACCAATACGGAGCTTGCTTTAGATGAGCATACCGGCAATTTAAGCTTAGCTGCCTACACGTTAGCGGCACAAGCTGGCCGCGATAACGTTATAGATGAGTTAGGCTCATTTGATGAGACACTAATTAACAATATAATAGTTACTTTACTGTTGGATAATGAAGATATTGAATTGGATGTATCCTAACGCTAAGTAGTGGCGTACTATCTTACTCTACCTAAATAGGGTAGAGTAAGGTAGTCTGCACCTAACAAGGGTAGATACTCACCAGCAAACGCGGGTGGGGAAGAGAGCAAGTGGAAGAGGGCGAGAGCAATGAGTAAAATACTAATGGCGTGGGAAGATGGCGTTAAAACTTATGATATATCTGATGAGTTGGAGCGCGTTAAAGAAGAATTAAAGCAAGAGATCGCAAAAAATCTTGCGTGGGCTAACGGAGAGGGCGAGAGCAATGGTTAAAATGGATACGTGGGACGAAATGCGATGTCCACAATGCGACACGTGGTTCTACCCTGAAAAGAATCAACGCAGGTGGTGTCAAGTATGCAACGACAAAGAGGGAGAGAGCAATGAATAACGAATACCTGAAAGCTAAGTTTGATTTGTGCGTAGACCAAGCAGAAAAGAACATACAAGAGGAGAACATAGACGAGGCAATTAAGAACCTACGCAGGGCTAACCTTGCTCTGTCTCGTATCTTTAACCTAAATGAGGAGGAGAGTAATGGATAACGTATTCTCTATTCATCAACCAAAGTCTGATCTTATCCTGCTCTATGAGGTAGTGGGAGAGGACGGACACCCTGTATGGGGAGGAGAGGACGCTAGCGAGGCTCTTAAGTGGCTACGCTCTAACCTTGCAGACAGGGCACGCTTACTAGTATCTGCTTGGGATAGCGACGCAGAGGACGCTCACTTGGTAGGTCAGACGATAGACCTAACTCAGATAGTAATGGCTGCCTTCAAAGAAGGGCTAAAGTTATGATGTATTGGTTGGGGATAGGGCTAGCTTTGCTGGTAGCCTATGTGATTATAGTGATAGATGAGAAGGTTAATAATGAGAGAAAGTAAAGAAGTAAGCGGTAAGCAAGCAGTTCACTATCGAAACTACAGACGAGCAAGAGATCGTGCGCTAGTGCGCCTGTCTCACCTTCATCCCAACGTGTATAAAGACCTACTTATTGAAGAGAGGCAGAGAGATGAAGACCAAAATACGAAATGGGTTAGTAGTAATACTAGCGTTAGCGTTACTATGGGTGTTCGCTCCGGACCAAAACGTAAGAATAGAACTACCAAAAGATCTAGTAATCGTGGCAAGACACGCAACAATGGAAGAAAAGCGTGAGAACAGGTCACTTGTCGTTAGTTACTCACGAGCCCTCGGTTACACCAAGAGTGAAACCAAGTGCCTCATCACCCTTTGGACCCGTGAGAGCAGGCTTGACCACCTTGCAGACAACCCAGAATCAACAGCTTTCGGAATTGCTCAACTTCTTAGAGAGCGTAGTCGAGAGCCTGAACTACAAATCCTTCACGGTATACGATACCTTGAACACCGTTATCGAGGAAATTCGTGCCGCGCTCTTGCCCACAGCAACAGACGAGGCTGGTACTAATGAGTGATTTAACGGCGTTATACATCACCATAGTTCTTACTTCATTCATTCTTGCTTGGATAGTCTGGAAGTGTTTCTAATGGGCGAGGTGGAGGAATAAATGAAACTAATAAACGCAGACTGCATCGCGGCAATGAAGGATATGCCTGACAACTCGGTGGATTCAATCGTCACGGACCCACCTTACGAGCTAGGGTTTATGGGTAAATCTTGGGACTCAACTGGTATTGCCAACTCCGTTGAAATGTGGAGCGAGGCGTTACGAGTCCTTAAGCCAGGCGGTCACTTAATCGCCTTCTCGGGTTCGCGCACTTATCACCGTATGGCAGTCGCTATTGAAGATGCAGGGTTTCAAATCCGCGACCAGATTATGTGGGTGTACGGGTCGGGTTTCCCTAAGTCGCACAACATTAGTAAAGGGATTGATAAGGCAAGCGACTACAACGGCGAAGTCATAGGTACAGAGACTGTTGATGTCGGTATGCAAGGTGGGAAGATGCACTCAGGCAGACCGCAACAACTCGCAGAAAGGGAAATTAAAAAGTCATCTCCCGCCGCTCAGCAATGGGAGGGCTGGGGAACTGCACTAAAACCTGCTCACGAGCCGATGGTGTTGGCACGGAAACCTTTTATTGGCACCGTTGCAAATAATGTCCTCACTCACGGCACGGGTGGATTGAACATTGATGGGTGCAGGGTTACCGCTGAAGATGAAAACTTTGACAACCTAAAGGGCAGACCAATAACAAAATTGGCAATTCAGCGAGTGGGGGAAACAGATGCTGACCACAGCGCCCGCGTTCTTGAGTCGCCAGCGCAACAAGAGGCGTTAGCAAAACTTAAAGAACTAAGTCGTTTCCCCGCAAACTTTATTCACAATGGAAGCGATGAGGTGTTGGCGTTGTTAGGAGACGCTGCCCGATTCTTTTATTGTGCCAAGACTTCAAAGCGCGATAGGAATGAAGGGCTTGAGGGGTTTGAGGTCAAAGAAAAGCGTTATATGGCAACTGCAAACGGAACTGGTGAAACATCAAAAGGGATGGATAGATTTACGACTCAACCTATCGCCAACCATCACCCAACCGTCAAACCAACCGACCTTATGCGCTATCTATGCAGACTTATCACACCGCCAAACGGAACGGTACTCGACCCATTTATGGGAAGTGGCTCCACCGGCAAGGCGGCAATTCTTGAGGGCTTTGATTTTATAGGAATTGAACAGGATGCCGCTTACATTGAGATTGCTAAGGCCAGGATTGCTTATGTCCAATCTTGAGTTGCGCGAGGAGATAGCCAAAGAGATTGAGGCGTTATTTGATTACATAGATAATCGTAGGCCTGATTATTATCAGGCTTTAGAACAAGCCGCCGCTATCGCTAGGGGCGAGGTGAAGGAATGAGTAATATCTGATACAATAATAACCTTAACCCTCGTGCCGTTGTTTGCCCTCCAGCACGGGGGTTATTTCTTTTTAATCCACACCTGATTGTGGATACTGCGCTCAACACTGAGTTCACTCCTACAAGTGGGACAGTTATAGTCATAGATCATAACTGTATGCCTTCCTCTATTGGTAGATACCCTACCAACTTACTTACTTTGTTAGAACGTGAGA